TGGAAACGCCGCTCTTCGTCGAAATGTTGTCCAAGCATGAACAATCGGCTGTGGACATCTGCATCAATGCCGGGCCTTCGGAGCACGAAAAGCGCGCCGACTGGGCAGCGGAGGTCCGGGCGATACGCCGGCTCCGCGAGCGGCTGAACGATTACATGAACGCCGAAACCTGGAAGGCACCGAAGGTAGCCTGACCGAGCTTCGCGACCGGAGCCCATAGCGGCCAGCCCGATCGCGTAGGCGCGCACATTCTGCGCGTACACCCTCCCATGCGGGGTAATCATGGACAACTCAGTAACCGCCAACCCTGGCAGCAATGCCGGGAGCGAGAGTGCTGGACCCTCAACTGCACTCGACAGCCCGGAGAACCTGAACTTTTGGGAGCCTGAAGACGATCAGGCCAAACCCGAAGGCAGCGAACAACGGATCGAAAAGGCGACCGAGACGGATGAGGCCACGGAAGGTGGTCAAGAGTCCGACACTGGCGAAGAGCCCGAACAACAGGCAGAGCCGGCGGCTGAAAAGCTGGCCGACGACACGCTTGTGGACCTTGGCGACGAGAAAGTCTCGTTGCGCGAAATCAAGGACCGTGGCCTTCGCGAGCGCGATTATCGTCTCAAGACTGCACAGGTCGGGGAAACCACCCGCCGGCTGCAGGGCGAGGCGACGCGACTCCAGAACTCAGTCAATGCTCTCGCGGACTATCTCGCATCGAGACTTCCGCCCGAGCCCGATCCGACGCTCGCATACACCGATTTCCAGAGCTACGGCCAGCAGAAGGCCGTGTTCGAAGCGGCGCAAGCCGAACTTCATTCGGTGTTGCAGTTCGCGCATCAGACGCAAGCCGTCCAGAGCGAAGTCAGTCAGGTAGAGCGCGCACAGCGTCTCAATCTGGCGGCCGAAACGCTGGCGGCCGATCCCGACGTGGGGTCGCTGATCCGCGACAATGCCAAGGCCAAGCAGTTCTTCGAAACAGCCTACAAGGCTGCCGAGGCTGCGGGGTATTCGAGGCAGGAACTGCAAGCCTACACCGACCCGAGGGCCTTCAAGATGGCCTATCTGGCGGGAATTGGGCAGCAGGCGCTAGCGGCAAGGGCAAAGGCGAACAGCAAGGTCGAGAGGGTTCCTCCCGTGGTCGCCCCGCAGCGAGCCCAACAGGCTCCCGGCTCGGCGGCGGCGAAGAGAAGCCGGGATGCGATGGCGAGGCTGACGAAGACCGGCCGTCTGAAGGACGTGCTGGACATCGACTTCTGACCTCAATCCCATCATAGGAGGCCGCATTGGCCGTCATTTCCAACACCTTCCAGACGACCTCGGCGGTCGGCAATCGGGAGGAACTTTCGGACGTGGTGTCCCGCATCACGCCCGAAGATACGCCGATCTACTCGCTCATCGAGAAGGACACCTGCAAGTCGGTGCATCCCGAATGGGAAACCGACGATCTGGCGTCTCCCGCGTCCAACATCGTGGCGGAAGGTGAGGAATACACCTTCGGTGCGATCACCCCGCCGACTCGCCTTGGCAACTATTGCCAGATTCTGCGCAAGGAGTGGATCATCTCCGGCACGCAGGAGGTGGTCGACGAAGCCGGCCGCGTCCAGAAGCGGAAGTACCAGAAGGCCAAGAAGGGCGTCGAAATCCGCAAGGATGTCGAGTACGCCATCGTGGCCGCACAGGCTTCCGTGAGCGGCGCAACCCGCCAGCTTGGTTCGCTCAGCACGTGGCTGGCAACCAACGTCTCGCGCGGCTCCGGCGGCTCCAACGGTGGCTTCAGCTCGGGCACTGGCCTGACTGTCGCGCCGACCAACGGCACGCAGCGCGCCTTCACCAAGACCATTCTCGATACGGTGATGCAGACGGGCTATAACAGCGGCGCGAACTTCAAGCACGTCGTCGTTTCGCCCTACGTCAAGTCGGTGTTCGTGACCTTCATGTCCGATACCAACGTGGCGTCGTTCCGCTATGCCGTGACCAAGGGCGGCGAGCGCAACACCATCGTGGCGACGGCCGACTACTACGAAGGCCCGTTCGGCACTGTCATGGTGCATCCCGACCGCGTCATGGCCGGCGCCGCTGGTCTCGCGCGCAACGGGTTCTTCCTCGATACCGAAATGATCGACTTCCTCTGGCTCCGCAAGATCCAGGAAGACACCGGCCTCGCCAAGACCGGCGACGCCGAGAAGGGCGTGATCATCGGTGAGGGCACGCTGAAGATCAAGAACGAGAAGGGCCTCGGCGTTGCTGCGGACCTCTACGGTCTCACGGCGTCCAGCTAAGGAGAACGGACATGAGCGCTATTTACTCTCCCATCTCCTGCACCACGTCCACGCTGTCACTCACGGGCAGCACGCACGGTCTCACCACCGTCGTGGCCAACCGTGCGGCCGGCATCACCATGACGCTGCCTGCGGCGTCTGGAACGGGCGTGAAGTTCCGCATCGTGGTCGGCACCACCATCACGTCGAACAACCTGATCGTTCAGGTTGCCAACTCTTCCGACGTGATGACTGGCACGGCTCTCAACGCGGCGGACGGCGGCGATACCGCCGTCATCTTCGAAACCGGCGCATCGGACGACACGATCACGATGAACGGCACTACGAAAGGCGGCATCAAGGGCGACATCATCGGGCTTCAGGACATTGCGACAAACCTCTGGTCGGTCGAAGTCCGGGGCTCGGCGACGGGCACCGAGGCGACGCCGTTCTCGTCGGCCGTCTAAGCCTGAATGCCACGCAAGCAGAAGGGGCGGCCTCCGGGTCGCCCTTTTCCTATCCAGCCGGAGAAAACCATGACTGAAGCGAAGAAAACCACGCCCATCCGCCTGATCTACGACACGTGGTTCAAGGAAGACGAGCGCACTGTCGCAGGATCAATCGTCGAGGTGGATGTCGCCACTGCACGCGACCTGATCCGCAACGGCAAGGCGGAACGCGCCGACCCGCTTCCGGGCGACGAATGATCAAGGACGGCGATTTCACCCTGTTCGACTACGATTTTCGAACGGGGCGCTCCGTCTGGCACTACTACGATGGCGAGAAAACCATCGTTCGCACGGATTATCCCGTCGATAACCTGCTCCGCGAGAACAGCGCCATGCGCAACGACCTTCAACAGAAGGGCGAATGGCGGCTTCACGCCTCGATCCCGCTCAATGTGGTCTACGCCAACAACCTAGCGCGCGCGCAGTCGGAAGGTGACACGAAATACGTGCTCAAGTTCCTGAATGACAGCGATAACCGCGCCTGGCGCAAGAGCGAAAGCAAGCTGTAATGCCCGTCTTCGCCGACCAGGTTGACCTCCGCCACGCCGTAGCCGAGCACATCGGCGATTACAACTTCACGGATGGCTGGAAGCGCGACCTGTTGCAGGCGGAACGCAGGCTGAACGAACGCCTGCGGCTCAACGACATGGTGACGGCCGACACGCTGACCTTTGCCAGCGGCGAGGCGGCACTGCCGTCCGATTTCCTCGAAATGATCAACGTGTACGACAGCTACGGGTGCCCGATGCGGGCGACCACGCTGTCACACGTGAAGCGCGCCGGCTCGCAATACAACTGGTATGCCATCCGGGGCTCGGACATCCTGATTTACGGCCTCGCGGGCGACCGGGACATCGAGTATTTCGCCGCGCTGCCGACGCTCACCACGACACAGACGACCTCGAACTGGCTGCTGCAGAAGTACCCCGACATCTACCTGTATGCGGCGGCTTTCCAGAGCCTTGTGCGGCTTAAGAACGTGGAACTGGCGGCGGCCACGAAGGAACTGCTGGAGGACGCCATCAAGGCGGCGCGCGTGGACGATGAGCGGGCGCGCTACTCGAACTCGGCTGTCCGGCTGCAGATGGTGACGCCCTGATGGTTACGCTCACCACAACCGACATGACGGAAGGCTATCCCGGCCTCACGGTCGGGGACGTGGGCGAACTGTCCATCCTGGAAATCATGCAGCGCGTCTGCAAGATCATCGGCGAGGATGAGCCCGACGTGGCGGTGGCGAACACCGACGCCATCTACAGGAAGCTGCTGAACTTCTCCGTCGAGACAATCGAAGAGCTCATTCGCCGCGTTGACTGGCCGATCCTGTCGGACACGTTCACCATCACCGGCACCGGGTCCAACGACGTGTTCGACATGGCGACCGGCTTTGACCGGCTGGCCAAGGGTAACGCGGTTCACATTGCCGGCGAGCCGATCCGGGGCACGCTTTCGGACTCGGAATGGCAAAGCCTCACGGCGACCTCGGGCACGCCGCGCTATTTCCGCCAGCACGGCAATTTCTTGCAGTTCTGGCCGTATCCGACCGCGCTGATAACCGTGACGATAGCCTACCAGTCGAACCTCTGGTGCTCGAACGGCACGGATGCGTGGGAGGAGGACACGGATACGCCGCTTATCCCGAGCGAGCTTATCATCATGGGCATGGTGTGGCGGTTCAAGCGCTACATCGGCGTC